GAAGATCCACATGAAAAGGAGCTTTCATCTTCGCGATAAGCGGAGCAACATTTCTAACCAAATATCGGCCGGTGACCTTCACGAAAAATTCGCCGCAGAGACCGCTATAATCGCGAAAACCAAAGGAACAATTTTTTAAAACCAAAAGCACAACTTTTGAGTGCTGGAAAAATTCCCTTTGATCGCTAGAATTCCACTCCTTCAGTCAAGAGCTGACGCTTGAGCTGATCTCTCTCTCGTTCTGCTCTCTCTGCTCGCGCTAAAGTAGTGCAAAGAACCTGACGAAAGCGAGCTGTCAGACGCTCGCGATAACCTTCCAATTGAATGCTGTTTGAATCCTTTTCGTTTGCCATTTGAATGATGTTTAAATGTGTTTAAGATATTACCTGTACAAAGAGCACCGCTCTCGATGGTTGCCTGTTCTCGTGCTCTTCGTCTCCACCGACACTCGCCGAGTCTGTCTGCGTTATGTTCACCGTTCTTCCAGTCCCATCTTCAACCGTTCCAGCTCCTCCTGTCGCGCTCAGTGTCGTCTTGTCATAAGACACGTTGTGCTCTGGCAGTTGCGCCTCTGTCAGCGACACGTTCTCCGCGCCGAAGACATCATTCAGGCTATAGTTCGAAGCCACTCCAGCAGGAAGAGATCCCGCTCCTGTGTTCTTCCCCGTGTCGATAGCTCCAACTGCTGCCAGTCCTCTCATGTCAATAGTCCCGTTGTTCCCGTTGCACTTAGCAAGTCCAGCCGCTGCTGTGCCAACCAGTCCCAGTCCAGTATTGTCGAAGTTGTCCAGCGTTCCCGTCCATATGAAGACAGAACCCACTCGCATAAGCCTGCCAGACAGCTTAGCCTCCAGAAGAGCCATCTGCGTCGTCGCGTCCAGCTTTAGGTGCTCTGATGCTCCTGGATAGTTGCTGCCCTTCTGTAGAGCCATTACTCGCTTCATCTTCACGTTCCTGCCGACTCCTTCCGTGTTGTTCGTTGGTGTCGCATCCACGAAGCTCTCAGTGATCTCCAGCCAGGCAACCTCCGAAGCCAGCCTCACGATAGACGAAGACTCCACCGCGAACGGCTCGCCAGCAAATGAGACATGGCCAGCAGCGATGCTGACCGTCACATTACCACCATCCACCGCTTCACTCACGGCACAGCCGCTGATGAAGAAGCCATTCGAGTCAGCCGTGAAGCTGCTCAGTAATGATTCGAAACCTCCCAGAATACCTGCGTGTTGGAAGTCTCTCGTGCTCCTTGTCGGGATCGAGTCCCCTCTTTTAAAATCAATTTTATTCATTGCCTAGTATATCATATGGTGAATTAATCTCTGTTGCTACTCCGATCCCAAAGGTGAAGATTCGAGGCCGTAAGCCTGCGAAACGGTACACATCAAGCAGCTCAAGCATCTCTTCAGGAATAAACTCCAGAGCCGCTGGCACCATGACTTTAAACTCATAGTTTACCTGAATAGAACTATTCACGTCAACCGCGTCCCAGATGAAGTAGTCAGGAATCTCGCCGTCGTCCTTCAGATAGGCGTCTGGCTGCTCGCCGTCGTCCTTGATGAAGAGCATCGGCAGCTTGTCCACGGTCTCGATGTAGATGCCGCGATCTATCGCATCCCAGCCATCATTGAGCAGCGCCTCCAGCGAGTGCTTCAGACCGTTGTAGCCATACTCGTGCGTCACCTCGTCGCGCAGCGTCTGGAAGTCGGTGTCGATGGATCTGATCGGCTTAATTAGCGCGAAGATCCACTCCTGCCACTTCGGGAGCCGTGCCACTTTTGGCAGCATCCGCTTGATCAGCTTGGTGTAGTTGGGGTTATACATTGGAACTCTTAAATTCTAAAGTTTGGCTCAAGGCATAACTGGAGTCTACCACCATGTGCCCAGCGTATGTACTATAAACCCTCGGCACGTTCACAAATGTCGTATTGCCATCTATACGGATCCCGACCTCTACCACCAGGAAGTCGATCACGCCAGCGATGTCGAGCACCGCTTCGCGCATCTTATTGATCGAAAATACTCCATTGAAGTCGAGATCGGCAATGTATTGCACGATGGCCGCCTCTGCGTTGCTCTGGATCTGTGGGATCCCTTGCTTCGCGTCGCAGACCACTGTCCCGTAGATCCTGGCCTTGTCAGCCACTGCGCTCCTCACCTCGATGTTCGTCATTGGGTTCAGTTCGTCGAAATAATCCTGGAGACCATTCCGCTCGGCGCTGGTCAGTACCGTGTAGCCCGTGCCGCTTTGCTTCACCGCCTTGACGATGGCCTTGTAGGCCAGCTCCGTGACGGCAGCCTTGGCCACGATCTGCGCAGATGCGTCGATAGGGTCATAGGTAGCATCCAGCGCAGTGAAGACCAGGTCATCGCCATACTGGAACGCCAGCGCCTTGGCTACCAGCCAGCGCTTGGTTCCGAAGTGTCCATCTTTTGCCAGTGCTTTGGTGTCGATCCTGAAGATCTCCCAGAGCACTCGCTGCGTCCACATAGCATAAGCCACCACCCACTTGATGAGGCGATGGCGACCAACCTTGCTACCGCTCCCCACATCGGCGAGCAGAGAGACCGCCGTGTCGCCCGTGGCGTCCAGATCACTTAGACTAGACTGAACGGTTTGCGATGCGGTTATTTCGTCATATATTTCTTCAACTGTTTGCATTGCGTTAAGCGTTAAGGATGCGAATCAAAAATGAGGCGGCAGACTCTGCTGGAGGGTCTGCCGTGTAAAAGTCACACGACACTCCCAAAGCGTCCCATTTTTCTTTATATGCATTCGCGTAGTTAGGGTGGTGGATAAGCGTCCCAAAAGTGACTGGATCGCTAGATGCGTCATAATTTGACAAATGCAAAGAGATCCCAGAAGGGTCGGCGTTCTTTACCAAATCCATGCGGCGCGCATAATTGTATATTTTTCTAGTCTCAAAGTCTTCCGCGTCGGGAGTCGTGGGAGCTGGAAGTCCAAAAAAATGATAGCAGCGTTCTTTTGTCTCGGCGGAGGCTTCGAGAATACCCTGGAAGGTCAGAGAGCTAAAATATCTTTCCCATCTAGGGATGTCCAGAGTCTGCGGTCGATACGTTGCCACAGCAATAGGTCGGCAGCTCTCGACCTTGTAATTTGAAGCGGTCGGAATGCCAAGTTCTGGGCCTGACAAGAACATACAAATGGAGCCGCCAGCACTGTCACCGTGGAGACCGAGCTTAGTCTTGTCGATTCCCAGCTCTTGCGAATTGTAGAGGATTCGCTGGACGGCATTAGCGCCGTCGCGCATACACTTCTTTATACCAAGTGTCTCGGAGTTATCGGTGGCAATGAATCTATAATTAACCGTGCAGACCGCTATGTCTGCGTTTATTAAAGCAGTTAAAAAAGTCCTTTGCTCCGAAAACTGCCAGAAAGCAGACTTATCTCCAGAAATGAACCCACCACCATGAAACAAGATCGCGACAGGCTTCACCGCAGCGCCGCCGATGGGTTTAAAAAAGTCGAATTTATTCCTATCGAAGCCATAGTAAGCAACGTCTTGGTAAAAAGTAGCATTTAACGAAGCCACCTCTGTGGGCAGTGTGTTTGCTGTTCCTAGTATAGCCATTTTTTTCTTTTTCTATGTTTGTCTTTTTCTAAAAATGAAGGCCACCTCTGGTCTGCTGACACCTTCACCAGCAGCCACGGCTGTAGGTGTTAGCTCCGCCTTCAGTGATGTGCCTGGGACGTTCACGTTCAGCAAGAAAGTCGTCTTTCCGCCGCCAGTGTATGTCTCAGTGTGGATAGTCGTCCCAGCACCAGTGGTGCCTGTGTAGAGCCGAACACTACCCGCCGAAGTCCCCAATGAGTTGCCGATACACATCCCGACAAGCGTCCATTCTCCGTCCAAATATTTCACACTATTACCCGCGCCAGTTATGCTCGAATGATTAAGCTGCAAAGCGGTATCAATAGTCGCAGAGGCTTCGTCGTCATAAAATAATATTTCACGAGTGTACTCAGATAGCCACTTGCCTCGTGACTGGTCAAAGTGGAACATGAGGCCCAGATCCTTTCTAAAGTGCTTTTGATAATCGCTAGGCGTTAAAGGGAAGGCGGCGCTCTGCGGCTTTCCCGCGCGCTCTACATCATATTCACTGTAAAGCTGGCCGACTGGGCCAGGAGCCAGGTCTTCCAGATCCAGCTCAGTGACACCAGAAGAAGGAAAGACACCATTAACGCTCCGCTCCTGCATCTGCCATGATCCGTCTGGCATCTTGGTGAGCACATTGCCAGGAAGTCCCGCCTGCGTGACCATGTTCACGCTCTCGGTGAGATTAGTCGTGTCGATGCTGAAGGCTTTCGTCGACGATCCCTGAGCGTAAAAATCGTATTTTTTAGTGAGTGCGCTGATCCTAAATCGTAGCCGACCGCCTGCGGCATCCTCCACTTCCATCTCTGCCTCAGATTCGCGGGCCTGGAATCTTATCACGTCGCCATTCGCTTTGGTATAGCTCAGCTCAGAATACCGCGAGCCGTCCAGAATGAGCTTAGCCACCTGGCCCGTCTCCGACACAACAGACTCCACCTCTACGGCCTTGTCATTGACGGAAGCCTCAGACTCAAGCTCCAGAGCATAGTCTAGTCCCATCGCTGCAATAAATTCGACAATAGTCTGAGCAGACACTTCATGCGTGCCGCCCAGATCAAGTCCTGAATCTTTATTACGGAAGTGTGCCAAGCTCAAAGAGTTGATAGCCGTCCAGACTGCCGCATTCACCCCAGGAGTCACACCCGTCTGATCGGTGTCGCTCACAAACACCCACAGAGCGCTGTCATGCTTCACTATCACCTCCTCAGCGGCGACATAGGTAGTTCCCGCGCCATACGCTGGGAACTGGTTCAGAAGATAGTCGTCTGGCTCACTTATAACACCCCAGAGCGTCTGGACTATAGATACCAGCGCAGCCTGCAAGACAGGGCCAGTGATCTCCTCGTTCCCGTTCGTCTTAATCGCGGCGGTGATGCTCGCCTGGAGTTGATTAATCAAAAAATTGCTCATTGTCTAGTCGGTATAAAAATCATTATTAAAATCTGCGTTAAAATCTGAGTCTTGCGGCTTAGGCGCGCCCGTATTCTCGTCGCTCACGGGGTGCATCCCTAGCTTGCGCACGGCTGCCAACATCTCAGCATTCTCAGCCACGGGCCGCACTCTGAGCTTCATTCCTGCGTGCAGATAGGAGTTGAAGCCAGCGCTCAGCGAGTCACGATTGTCGAGGAGGAGGCTCATCACGCCCTCCACTCCACCGTAGTGCTCCAGCGCCAAGTCTTCCAGGCTCTGCTGATTTCGCACCGTGATCTCCTTAGTCTCCGCCATTGATTATCGTCTTTAAATAGTCTTTGATCTCGTTAAAATTCTTTCCATCTCGCTGAAGCTGGAGGCGCACAGATCGCTGGATCTCCTCAGCAGACTGCTGGCTTCTGATCCTGCTCACCATATTGCACCCCGTCAGCGGGTCGCTCTTCAGCTCGCCCTGGTTGATCGAGATGATCATGGCCACGTCGTCCGTCAGCGGGTCGCTGAAGACAAAGTCTCCCGCCTCGATCTTGAGGTCGCCATCGTCGTCTAGTTGGTAGTCGTTAGCCATGTTTTATCGTTGTACTTTGTAGTTGGTTCGCGGAGGTTGAACTCAGTTTAAATGCGGCATATGGCAGCGGCACAGGCGGCGCACCCACAGCTCCAGACACGGCCACAGGCAGCTGAGAGATGTAGTCGATCAAGGCGTTCACCTTCGTCTCGTGTTCCTTCAGCCTTGAGGCAATGTTGGGGGCGATGGCCATGCCTCCATTCTTTTCTCCGTTCATGCGGCAGCTCTTCCACTGGTCGGCATGAATTAAGAAGCAGGCCGTGGCCTTGTTCTCAATGACACCGATCAAGACCTTCGAACCCACCACAGGCTCGATGATCATTCCCTGGAGGCCCAGCAGCACATTGTAGTATTTCACAGCGCTCTCGTCGGCATCTGCCACGGTCATCGTGGTGTCGCTCACAGTTTCCACAGTGGCCCAGACAGTCTGCACAGGCACCGACCGCTTCATCTCCTCGCGGAGCGCTTTTGTAAAGTCATCAAATGGCCCCATCGAGTGTCAGCTTTCGTGAGTATTCAGGCGAGGCGTCGAACTTGATCTCCATCTCCTCGATGAGGACGGTCGTGTTCCTTTCGGGAAATTGCCGAGAGACCACCTTTGCAAAGTCAGCGAAGTCGGCAGCGGGAGATCCGTATCCCGTGAGGGTGCCTTCGTATCCCGTGTACTTAAATTTGTCCAGGTCGAGCAGGGCCAGCTTCCGCAGCTCTGCCTCTGATGCAATGGCAAAGTAGCTGAGCTTTCTGATCTCGCCGTCGTCATCGCCCACCGTTACCGTGAAGCGCTCACCATTAGCCTGGACACTTGTCGCCTCCACTTTGATGCGGATCTCGTCGGCGTCTTTATAGGTGAGACTGTCCTCTTTCACCAGCTCCTCGATCACATAGGTGTGAATCGTAGGGTCTGAATTGAATCTTTTACCACAGTAGACCACGCCTTTCTTCATAAAGGTGTAGAGACTGAACTCATCGCTGAGATACTTCAGCACCTCGCCCACTGTCACCTTCTTGAATGCTTGCGGGCCGATGGTTACGTCCAGCGCCTCGACTTCAATACTCTGCGGGATCAGTTCGCGCAGCAAGGTGGGAACGTGGCAGTCTTCGAAGCTCTTCGAGTACTGCGCCTGCTGGATGAGATACATCTCATCGCGGCATACAATCTCCACAGGGATGCCCGCACCCACAGAGGTCACGGTGCCACGAAACTCCTCGATCATCTCGCCATTGTATCCCAGACTGATGGTCACGGGATCGTTCCGTTTGATGAAGGTCTTGATCTCTTTATCGCGTAGCTCTGTCACGCGCCGAGGCAGCACGATGGTGGCCACC